CGCGCTCGGTGAGCTCATTGCGATAGATCTGCCAACAAGTTCTATAGTCTCTCCAGCCTTCAGGATAACGACCAAGCGCGAGTAGCGTCAGCGAACGGTTGAACTTGGCGTAGGGAGAGTCTTCAAGGAGCTCGAGCGCCATGTCGAACTCGACGAGAGCAGTCTCGAAGTCATTGCGGTGGAACGCCCACACGCCTTGGTCGAGATGCACGACGCCGATATCAACCTGGTCAGTCGATACACCGGTCACGGGATCGGCTCAGCCGGACCCGTAGGCTCGATGGTACCAGACATAGCCTCACCGGCCACGATGGTGACATCCATCGGCGTGATGATGTTGCGGACTCCTGCGCCGAGGTCGGCGTCGGCTGTCGCAGTGATCTGAACCTGACCGACAGGACCGACGGGGCGAATGACCGCCTCGCTGCTGTCCGTGCTGCTTACAAAAACTGCGGCGATCGTATCATCCGACGAAGACCAAGCCACCTCACCGTCGATGACGGCCGGGTTACCGGCGGCATCGACGTAGGTGACCTTCACGTGGACTTGCATTCCTACCGCGAGCGAGTAGCTCATGCACTTCTCCCCTGGTTGCAGGCGACGGCGAATTATATTTGCCGGGATACGACCCATGTGCTATCATGCTCCATGCTAACGACCGCCCGATTCGGTTGGAAAAATAGAAAATCACCACTGAAAGGTGTTCGTCTCGATAAACGTAACGGTTACTATTACGCTCAGATCGGGATCAATGGCCGCAACACGACCCTTCCCGGTCGGTACGACACCGCCAAAGAAGCACATACCGTCTACATTGCCGCCGCGCGTAAATATTTCGGCAAGTTTGCTAGATTCGACTGAGATACGCCAACCACGTTCCTTCAATGAGTTTAATTGACCAGTGCTCATTCTCGCACAAACGATCGAGCACCAACTTAATTTCTACAGCTGGATCGTTGTGGTAATCGTGCCAAATGATTAACTTCTGAGCGATCGCATAAGCAAGCCGACTATCCCACTCGACAGCCTGCTCAGAATGATCGCCGTCGATGAAGACAGCATCGACCGGACTGAAGTCGGACGGCATCATATCTTGCGAACCGCGCTCGCGGATAATGAGCTCGAATCGAGGATCGTCCACGACGAGGGCGCCGGGATCGACGACCATCTCAGCGCGTTGGTGGAGCAACGAGGGCTGATAAGATATTGGCACATCAATCCCGACATAGCGTTGCAGCGACGAAACATTATGAAGTAGCACGCGGGCAGTTCGCCCATCGCGGCAGCCAATCTCGAGGACGGACTTAGCCTCGACTTGGCGCAGGAGCGCCGCGACGACATCCATCTCGCCAGCGTTGAGATACTGGCGATGGAGGCCGAGCCACTCTATCGGCCACAGATAGGCTAGCTCGGCCTTTGAGACGGTTGGAAGCGTCACGTAGATCTTGACGATGCACCGCCGCCAGTCGCACTGCGCGACGTGTGGTGTGCTGACGCATGCGCCGCAGGCGTAGGAGACGGCTTCACACCATAGATACTACCCTGCACAGGCTGGTTAGTGGTGTCCGCTGGGGTGCCATCTGGAGCGCACTCGACCGTCTCGCCACTTGCCATACGGTTGAGCTCATCCTGAGTTGGCGTCGGCGTGCCTTTCGGCACATCCGCAAAGCTCTTGTAGGGAGGACCTTCTGCCATTCTAACCTCCTTTTTACCAGGTCACGCCGGTGAGCCAGCTGACCATGCCAGGGCGCCGCAGCGTCCAGTTCATCGGCCACACCAGCTTGAGGGCGATGCTATCGGTCTGATACATCGACCGCACGGGCACTGCGGGGCTCGGAGTTCCGCCGGTGATGTCGGTCGGAGCCGTATCCTCGAAGTGCAGAGTGGCTTGGTCCGAGACCTCGAACCTCGGCGCTTCCTCACCTACAGTGACGAAGTCCGCGGCGTCGAGGGCGATGACCATCGTGAGCGGCACGTTGCCCGATACGATGAGCCTGAAGCTCCTCAGTCTTCCGGCAGCGATCTCGTCGCTGAACGGGAACAGTGGAGCTGCAGCGTTCGTCGGCTGCGTGAGCGAGATGCTCAGGGCTTGCTGCGGGTTCATCAGCAGGACACCAGTCCTGATATGGCCCGCCGTGGCCGTGAGCAGCGCGCCAGTCAGCTGCTTGATGTCGCCGATCAAGGCGGTGTAGCCGCCACCCGCAGTGGGCGTCAGGCCGGTCACACCATTACGCAACCCGGCCGGGCGGATCGTTGTCGCCGGGTTGGCGTCAAGGAGAATGTTGTCGATCGCGACGCCGGTGTCGATCGCCACCGAGTCTCGCAGCACACCCTCGATCGCGGGAATGCTATGAGCATCCATCTCCTTGGTCCAGCTGGTGATGACGCCGAGCTTCTTGGGCGTGAGGGTCTGCGTCGTGAACGCTCCCTGCCTCACGGGAATAGCTTGACCTTCACCAACGAACGAGCCGGCCAGCGACGGAGTCGCCGTACGGCTGGGGATCACGATCTTGCCGGCACGGCCGAACGTGAGCGCAAGGCCCAGATTGGCCAAGTTCGGCATGACCGACGTCGGCACCAAGATCTGCAGGAAGTCGCCATAGACTTGCTGCACGAGCTCGGCGGCCCACCCGGTAACGGTCGTCATCGCGGCGGCCGACGCAGCCCGCATGGCGTAGTCGAGGTAGGCTTTGGTGCACTCGTCGTCGCCGTACACCATCTGCCTGACCGCATCGCGGTCCTTGCGCATGGTGTGGGCAAACGCCTCGATCGCTCCCTGGCGGAACAAATAGTCGACGGCACTCATCTTCTTCGGCGTGAAGTTGAACGGCCGCGGGCCACTGCCGATAGGCCGTGACAACGCAGTAGTCGTCACGAGATCTTTGCGCTGCTCGCCGCTGTTGCCGGCGTGAGCCAACCGCTGCTCGGCCTGCCTGAGATTGACGAGATTGCGCTCGGCGTTAGTGATCTTGACGTTGAGGTCCTCGGTCACTGCCATAGCAGTGTCCTCGGGGTTTTGATCATCGACGGTCGTGAGATGATCCTGGAGCTGATCCTTCAGCTTCACCAGGTGTTTCTCGGCGTCCTCGATGCGCTGGGTCAGCATCATGGCTGAACCTCCTTGCATACGTGGATTACGACTGCCAGACTTGGCGGTGGCTGCCTCGGCTCGTTTGTCGCCATGCTTGGCACGAGTGTCGGCGTAAACGCCACCAGCACGGGTCTCCTGGTTGCCATCCTTGGCGAAGACTAAACGCTGCGTGGCTGAAGAAATATTGAGAGACTTAGCGACCGCCAACGCATTCGGGTTGGCGGGGACACTCACGAGGCTCACCTCGACGAGCTCTGATTTGGTGAAGACAGAAGGCCCGAATGGGTCATTGCGGCTCGCGTCGACAGCGCGCCGCTCGATCGGTTTGAAGCCGACGCTCACTGCGCGCAAGATGCCGGCCTCAACCAGGCCGCGGATCTCATCGATGCGCGGAGAGATACCTTTAGGAGCAAGGATGAGGTTGCCGCGCAGAGCTTTGTCGTGCACGCGAATGCCGGTCCACGTACCGATCGGGAAGTCTGCACGATGGCTGAATAGAGCCACGGGGTTCTTCATGAAGTTCACGAAGTTCCATCCCTCAACCTCAACGATGTCACCAAAGCGATCCGGCGTCGCATCGGACAAGATGAACTCCATGCTCTTGCCTTCGGTGGCATGGAGTTTGTGAACGATTGATCTCTCACCAGAATCTTCCTCAAGGCCAGCAGGCTCTTCCTGATCTTGAAAGTCGTCCCAGGTTGCTTGGCATGCATCTTCCGCTTCACTGTCCTCGACGTTCATAGCGGTAGTGATCTCATCGACGCATCTCTCGATGAAGTCGTCCTCGTCCTCACCAGCAGCCGGCGTCGGGGTATCGAGGACATCAATCTTCGCCAGGTACGCCGGATCAGCGAGCAGACGCTTCCAACGATCGATATAGTGCTGCGCGCTCTTGCTCGGTTTTTTGCCACCATGAGCATCTCGCCAAGCACCGAAGCACATGGCAACAGCTTGCTCTTGAGTACGATCCTCAGGAGCACCCGAGCCATATGCCTCGTGCATACATCTGGACATGAAGTCCGATTGGGACTCACCCTTACGTGGCTTAGGAAGTGGCATCACCCGCCTCCCTTGTTAGCATCTCTCCACTTAGCTGCACAAACATTTCGCTGTTGGCGGTGCTCGAGGCTCCTCCGCCTGAGCTGCACCCATCACTGAGGCTGGGTGCTTTTAACCGGGGTGAATGAATGCTCCATCATGGTCATGCGCGGTTGTGGGTCGGGGTGAGGATGAGAGCGAGAACCACATTCAACGCAAAATTTTCGACGTCTTGACCTCGTCTCCGATGGGTCCTGGTTTTGATAGAAATGCTTGCCGCATTTTTGGCAGACCGTTGTGCTGCGCTCCACAAATGGCGTGTGTTCAATGTGGCAGCGATCGCTATTCTGGGCGTCGACAATCAACAATTTTACGCCAAGTTCGGCTTGCTCTTGCGTAACTGTCGCGCGCGGAACCGATTTCACATCCAGCAAAAGGACCTCGCCCTTTTTGACTGCGACTAGGTCGATTGGCCCGCATGGACTGACGTTTCGAAATACTTCGTAGCCTTGTTCGAGCAACCAGCAGCAGCCGATCAACTCTGATCGCGCGCCGACATGCTTTGTCTGCAGCCGGTGGCGGTATCCCTCGTTGTCCTTGTCCATGCCACTTAGCGCAGCGTAGCGAGTAGACATCGCAGCCCGAGTTTGATCATTTCAAAGCGAGACATACGGAAGCGGACGGCGCTCTGCGGGTTCAAGCTCTCGACGCACAAGATGCCATGCTCGTAACGGATCATTGGGCCGGTCTGATGCCAGAAGAGGGTCATAGAGTCAAGACCCAGTATGCGAGGCCGAGAGTCATGATCTTTAGACCTTTCCAATCGTCGCGGCTTTGACAGCCCACATAGCTGCCTCCTCATACGCGTCATCGCCAGCGACCATAAACGTGCTTCCTCGCCGTTGCGAGAGTCGCGGCCATCGGCGCAGCGGTTAATGAGATCGGCTGTAAGCCGCTTGAGTTCATCGACTTTGCTGTCCGACGATGGATTGAAGCTGGTACGAACTCTATCCTCTCCAATCGACACGATCTCACCCTCCTTGTCTGATGATCAAACCAGCCGAGGTCGACATCAACCACTGCTCAAGCGATTGGCGGCGAGTACCTTGCTCGAACGCTGGCATGCGCGCGATCAGTGCGGCGCGCACTTCCTCAAGCTCAGCAGAGGTGATCTTGCCAGCGCTGAAGTCTCGCGTCGCCAACCACATCGTGGCACTGGCTTGACGAATATCATTCATCGGGTAGCGATCGACAATGCTAGCCAATCAAAGCCTCCACATCGATGCCCTCGTCCTTGAGGGGGGCAACGCCCACAGCCATCGCCAAGGCTACGAGCCCATCGATTCTACCTGAGCTCTTGCGCTTGCTCGGTTTGCGGTTTCCTGCATCGTCCCTGACAATCACAGTGTTTCCGACACACATCGTTAGGATTGGGTTATCCGGATGCACTAACTTCCCGTCGAGAACAAGCTGCTCGAGGTCCCTGAGAGCCGGACTCATCGAGGCGAAGCCTTGACCAAAGTCGACGAAGTGCTCGAGGATAAAGTCCTCCGAGAAACCCGCCTTCTCGAGCCATGGAGTCAAATGGCGCATGTTCCAGCGGTCGAAGGCAAGCTTGACGATATGGCATCGCTCGAACTCTTTGAAGAGATGATGCGCGACCATCTCGTAAGAGACTGTCCGCCCTTCAGTCGTGAGCAGCAAGCCTTGGTTACGCCACAGGTCCCAAGGAACGCGATCGCGTATGGCTTTCTGCTCGAGGCCGTCGCCGGGCAGCCAAAACTGTGGCTCGACGTGCCATCCACCATTCGCATCGCGGCCGATCTTGACTAAGGCTGTGAGATCTGCCACTTCACTGAGATCAAGACCAGCGTAGACCTCGAGGCCATCTAGCGGAGTAATCTCCCCAGAGCATTCCTTCCACACGCTCGGAGCTATAAAAGGGTCCGAGAACTCGACCCGTTGGTTCAAGATCAGATTACGAAACTCAGATTCTCTGGCTGGCATGCGCTCGGCGTCGCGCGCCATGGCCATCACTTCATCTCTCGACAGGAATTGACCGAATGCTGGATTTGCCAGTCGGATCGTCTTTTCGTCGAAGGGATCAAGTTCAACTGGAGCCGTATAGAGGGATATGATCGTGCGGGGGTCATGTCCTGCCAACGCGTCGTCGATCAGGACTGACAGTAGATCTTCTGCGGTGGGAGCTTGCGTTGATATGATGATCGAGAGCGGCGATTCTTGTGCACCTGTGGCTGTCTCAAGAGCATCGTAAAGCGGCGATCGTGGACCACGTACCTGCCCGAGCTCATCGTGGACGATGAATGACGGGCTAAGACCTAAAGCAGTCGTCGCCTCAGCTGATAGTGCGCGATATCGCGTTCCGAGCTCCGGGCAAAGTAGCTCTTTGGCTGACTCGCGTATCACCACAGCCGAGGCGAGATCCCGCGAGAGACGCACCATCTTTGCGGCAAGGTTGAAGATGATTGCGGCTTGCTCGCGCGACTGCGCAGCACTAAACAGCTGCGAGTTGGATTGAGCGCAAGGTCCACAGAGATGAACGAGGAGGAGAAACGCGGCGAAAGACGTTTTGCCGTTCTTACGCCCGAAGCTGATGATGGCGCGACGCGTCGGAGGTCGGTTGTCGTAGATGCGACAGATCTCTTTCTTCTGCCAGTCATACAACTCGACGGATTCGCCGACGTGCTTACCTTCAGGAATGAAGCAGTAGTCTTCGATCCACTCGCAGACTTCTTCACCCAAGGTCTTCTTCGGTTTCCCGTTCCCACGGTCTCTTCGTCGTGCCATGGCGATGCTCGACTTCAGCTTTGCGTGAGTTCTTGCGTGACGCAGGGGTCAGACGCAGCTTGTGCGATAGCTCAGTGATGATCTTGGACTCGTTCTTGTTCATCGTGAGGAGTTCGTGCAAGCTGGCGACATTTCTAGATGTCCGATGCAAAGCACGTCTGATCGCCCTTGAAGCAACAGTGTGCGCGCACAACTGACAGAGCATCGGCCATGTCTCAGCGCCGAACCAGTTTGAAGGCATCGAATCGACGATCGATCGCCAAACCTCCGCTTCATCGTCCGAAAGATAGGGCGGCGGATCCGGCCGGCGCTGCTGCCCAACGACCTTGGGGACGATCGACAGCGGGGACTTACGTCCATGTCCATATGTCGTCATGCCGCCTCCTGACAATTGGGACAGGGCATCTCGGGCTTCTCGCCAGCACGAGGTGCTCGGATCTTGCCATTGCGAAATACCACAACCTTGCGTCCTTCACAAACCGGGCATACGACAAGGAAGAAATCGTTAGCTTTCAATTCATGAACTTTGGTCAAGATCGTTTACCTCTCAGATTGCGCCGCTTGTGCTCAGCAAGATGACAAGGGGCGCACAAAACCAGGGCATTAAAGAGCGAACGATCCTTGACATAACCGATGTGGTGAACCTCGAGAGCATCGAACGACCCGCATTGCTCGCATCGATCACGCGCACGTCGCAACGCCGCACGCTTGACATCACGCGAAAATGAGATGGCCCTCATTGTTTTTGCACCTCGCATGGCAGCGTAACGGAGCTAGGTGTCCGCAATCGTTCATTCGTTCCCCTCTAGGGCGCGGCGGCCGAACTGCTGCGCCTCCCACCAACTTGGTGCATCGGCTATTGTTTGCAGCGCCGCCAGCAGCCGCTCAATCTCGGCGGCGGCAGCGCGTAAGAACTCACCCGCCTCAACATCGCCGCCGCGGCACAGCGCGCTACCCATGTCGTTTAGCCGCTCGATCATCGGCGGCGGTGAAAGCGTGGCAGTCATCGTGGCCTCGGCGCTGAAATGGCATACGACAACGGATCACTCTGCATCCACTCACACAGAAAAATGTACTGCGGAGTCGTGATCGGCTTGCCGTGCTCGGCTCGGCACCATGTCACATAATGGATACCCAACTGACCCGCACACTCGCGCAGTCCGAAGCCAAGTGTTTCACGATTCGCGCGCACGTCTTTGCCAAATCGCTTCCAGTTAAACTTTAATTTCACGGGAGCATCCTTTCTGCTTAGAGTGTCATTGTCATTCCTTCTCCCTCTTTCCGCGCCGCTTGCGCCGCGTCGCCGCTTCTCTCGCGACATAGCCGGCGTATACGGAGCATCATAACCAACTCGCGCCTTTTGAGACACCGCAATAACCCCTTGATTTTATTGAGAATTTCTTATCCGTGTCAATAGGCATTTTCATATCTGCATAGACCGTTTCATCTGCCTTATGCGAGGAACGTTTTTGCTAACGTCGCGCAAAAGCTGGCAGAATGATCCGGTAATCCCGATAGTTTTGAGCGTCTCCGCTTCGTTCTACATCTAACTCATTGAAAAATAACGCTTTTTCGACCTGATAAGTCCATCAAGAAACGGGCGTAAGTCTTTGAAGTAGTTAGAAATGTGCAAAAACCGCGCTTGCGTACGACCGTACGCCCTCGCGGCAGGGCTTTTCCGAGGTACGACCCTGGCTGTAGCTAGGCCATATTCAAGCGTGCAGTGTAGCTAAACGTAGTCAATCGAGATCGCCATAAGCTATTGATAATACATCTTTTATGGGACGCGCGCGGCAGTACAAACCGCGTACAAACGCGAACGGAATAACATTCTCCTCATACTGGGAACGCCAGTTTTTCAGCCCTTTTTCTAGGTTCCGGCACGCTTTTACCCCGTTTTTAGGCCGTTTTTAGGCCGTTTTTACCCCTACGCGAGCACCGCAAAGCCCGGAAAGGCCCGAAACGACCAGATTCGACCGACTTTTTTGCAAACCACCCCTAAACTGTTGAATTCTTGATAGAATAAAAATCCGAG